AGCGGCGGTGCAGGTAAGCCAGCCAAGCAGACGCCAAACAGAACGACTACTCGCGGCACGATTGCGACTTCCCCATCTAAGGTAAATGTCTCTGGAGGTGCTGGATCACCTGCTGCACAGACATCAAATAGCCCGCTGACGCGAGCACGAATTAAGGAACTGCTCAATACGCCAAGAGTAGAAAGCACTGGTGGGCAGATTGCCACAGCGCCAGAAACGATCAATGCAACGAGCAAGGTTCCAGTAGTTCGTACGATTAAGCCGAACTTTGAGGCGCTTGATCTTGGTGAGCAACAGTCGATTAAGATGCTCAAGACCTCACTCGAAGGTCAGAACATCAATCCCAACGACAACGAAGAACTACTCCTACTCCAGGAGATCCTGGCTCGCAAGCAGTTGGTTGAGCCAGAGCAGAACCGACTCCGTTCGATGTTCCGCCGAATGGACAACCTCTACCACCCAGAGACCATCACCCTTGGCGGTGCTGACCACTGGTCGGATGACCCAAGCGCACGACTATCTGGTCGCGCTCACGTCTCGGTAAACATCCATCACGCCTATGTTCAGATTCCAGCATCGATTCAGGCTGTTCGACCAGTCATCAACTACGTTCCAACTGGAACTGAAACTGCTGACCGAGAAGATGCTCAACTTCGAGAGAAGTTGTACTTCCGTTGGTGGGATGCTAACGAGATGGATCTTGCGCACGAGCACGCTGCCCTACTGAAAGAACTCTATGGTCACACGGCAGCAAAGGTTTACTGGGATGAGAACGAGGGTGTCCCAAAAATCTCAATCATTGAGCGACCAGAAAACCTTTACCTAGGATTCTCTAACTCCGACTATAGTCGACTTGACTGGGCTTTGTATTGCTACGGTATGTCGCCACAGTCCATTAAAGAAGATTATGGCATCGACATCATTCCAGTAAAGTCTGGAACTGAGTACTACCCATATACAACCCGTGGAACCCATGATGACCCAATTGGCAACATCTGGTCCAACACTTTTGACAGGAATCCACTCCGACGCGAGACCGCATATGAGCGTATGCAGGTTCGCGTCTACGACTATTGGTATAAGGTTCCTTCTGCTCCAGGAAAGCCACCAGTGGTATACAACGCCATCTTTGTCGGAAACACGCTGGTAAAGAATGACCCACACAAGGAGTATGCTGGGCAACTTCCATACGTACACCTTGCAAACGGCAAGATTCCTGGAAGCCCATACGGTAAGTCCGCACTCCACGATGCAGAGCAGATGCTTCGCGAAAAGGACGAGCGAGTCACCGCCATGGCACAGATGATCCAGTCTGTTGTTGGCGGTCAGATGTGGCAGTTGGTTGGTCCAGATGCTCCTGATGAGGTTGCTCCTAACGCCCTACCAAAGCCAGGTCGTGTTGCAACTCCTGGTCCTGGCAACGAACTTCGTGCCATCCAGCCGTTTATTCCTAACTTCCAGATTGAAGAGTACATCAAGCGTATCGACCGTGAACTCACGGTTGCCACTGGATTGAATGACCTTCTGCTTGGTCTTGCTCCTGAGTCAGTTCTTGGTTCGTCACGAGCCATCGCTGCACTCATCGCAAACTACGAAGCACGACTTGCCCCTAAGCGTAAGACGTTCTACACGTGGATGCGAAAGGTTTGGGAACTATCTGCCCGTATTTGGGAGATCAAGGACCCAGCCGTTGCTGAGATCATTAACGGCGAATACCGAATTGAGATTGTTCCACCAGAGTTGACCCCACGCGATACTCTCGAACTTGCCTCTACGGCGATCAACTTGGTCCAGAACCGAGTATGGTCTGCTGAGCGCGCAATGGATCGAGTCGGCGTTGAAGATCCAGTTGGCGAGAAGGAACTCATCCGAAGTGAGCAGACTGACGCAACGCTCAACCCATCTGCTGTTGCAACCATGGCTAACGTCATGGGTATCTTCAAGCAGATGCAGGCACAGGATGCCCAGATGCAGGCTCAACAGCAGGGTCAGGGTCAGACTCAGCCACAGGCTCCAGTTGATCAGGCTGCAATCCAGGCTCAGTTGGCTCAGCAGGGCGCACAGGCTCAGAATGCCGTACGCACCCTTCAGCAGCCGATTGCTGGCAACCAGTCATTAAATCAGCCAGAAAATCAGTCTCAGGTACCACAAGAGGCTCTCCCAGCGAACGCCTCACCACTAGTCCCTGGAGGTAACGCCTAATGGCTCGACGAGGTCGTTTCGGTAATCCAAGCGGCGGGTCGAACCTTGCGATTACCATTCAGAATATGTTGCGCCAGAAGAAGGCGCAAGAAGAGCAGTTGCTTCTTCAGCGATTCCGAAATGGTCAAGCAACGCTTGCTGAAGTCCAGTCGTTCTATAACGATTGGATTTCCAGTGCTGGATATTCTCCCGATAGCGTTGACTATAAGCAGATTCAGCAGAGCATTGAGGATGCAAAGAATCAGAATCTAATCTTCCGTTATAATGACCTGTCTGCTGAGTTTGACAGGACAAATGGTGCCAATTACAAAGATGTGATGGACTTCCTCAACAATGAGGCAACGACTAGCACCGATTCACAGAACCGACAGAGTTTTGAAGCGCAGAAGCAAAAGATTACTACTGGCTATATTCAGGGAGCAAAGAGTCGCCTACTAAGCGGCGAAATTACTATTGATCAGTTTAAGGCTGATCTTGCTGCCAACTTTGATTCAGCATTCCCACCTGGAGATGAGTCTGCAAAGACTGCTCGATATGATGCGCTAACTGCTGAGTACGATGCAATGATCAGCGTATTTAACAATCGGATTAAGGCTAACCTACCAGGAGCCTATGCTGGTCTTCAGTCATTCATTAAGACATTCCAGAAAGACTTGGTTTCTTACGGTGTTAACACAAACAGCGAACTATACACTCGTTCGCAGGCTGATGCAGTAACGGCAGTATCTGGGGCAAATGCAGCAGCAGCAACTCCATCAGTAAACCGTGCAAACAAATCTTCCGATAAAATTGGTGCAATCCTTGCAGAACTTCAAAAGACTGGTCAAACTGGTTTACCAGCATTAACCGACAAGGACATTAAAGAGGGAAAGACATACGGCGCTGGGGATCTTATGAATGATCCAAGCATTGTTGCAAAGATTGTTCGGTTGGTAGATACTGGTGTTATTGCAATGCCGCAGGGTCTTATTGACATGGGCATTACTGATACTTCACAGTTGTCAAATACTGTCGATGGTCTTGTTCGATCATACTCAGCAAATGTCGTAAGCGCAGCAACTATCGATTCTCGTTATGCAACTGCCGCTATCGGTGCCAAGATTCTTGCTTCACAGGTTGGAGTAACAACGGGTGTCGATGAGTTTAGGGATGCTCTTGGTCAGTATACTGATGACATTCATGCAGCACAGGTTCGCGGAGATGACGTTGCTATGGGTCTTGCAATGCACGCATGGGGTGAGTACCTAAATCGACGAGGATCTAAGTACGGTACTCTGCCATCCGATAGCGCCCTAAACCCACCTGGATCTGGATCATCTGGTGCTGGCATTCTTGACTCTATTGCAGCCAGCAGGGCAGCAATGGCTGGTCAGCCAACCAACGGCACCCCAGCAGAGACATACTTTGGCATCGCCGCTCAGGTAACTACAAACGGGGCAATGACATTCCAAGACGCATATGCCAATGGAAGTTTTGCTGCTGTTATGAAATCCTACAACGATCTTCTAACTGGTCGAGCAGTTCAGCACGTATCTTACGATAAATCACATCCAGAACTTGGTCCAAAGTATACAACTGAGGGCAGAAGTCCACTAACTGCTCAGGGTGGAATTTCTGGATCTGACGTATCTGCAAAGGGTGGTCTTATGACTATTATGACCCTTAAGGACCTTGGTGGAGGAAACTTCGCCCCTGTTGTTCAGCAGGTTGAAAATATCGGAGTGGTAAATATTGCCCAGCCTGGAAGCACTGCTGCTAAGACCTGGGGATATATCTATCGCATGGAGAGCGGTGCAACAGTTTATGCTGAGACAAATGGAAACTTCTACGATGGAAGTCCATTTGGTATAGATCAACGACCAGATAGCAATGGCAATATGATTGTTAACACCAATCCACTTCCAACCGCAGTTGCTTCAAAAACTGCACCAGCATTCGATGTTCAGTCAGTTCTTAAGATTGCTGGCAACGGAGACCCATCAAAGGCTACATTTGATAGCATTCGAAGTGTTGTTTCCTCTGCTAAAAAGCAGATTATCAACAACGGTCTTGCTGCACTAATTCCACCTGGAAACAATATTGATACAATGTTCGATGTTGTCAACAAGACAGCAGATGCTCTTGAGATGAAGCATATTAACGATACTGTATTCCAACTCAAGACTAAGGAGCGTTCTGGTTACGGAACAGTTGATACTAGCGAATATGCAAAACTTGCTGCTCGTGCTAACGAAATTACTTCTGGTGAGGGTTCTCTTCCAGCGGATCAGCGAACAAGTGCTGGATCACTCTGGAATCAGCAAGTACTTCCAAATAAGGATAAGTACCACGAAGTTCAGCCAGGTTTGTGGAAGTTGAAGCCAGAAGTTATTGATGCAAAGAATAAAGTATCTCAAGGATTCCAGGGTCTTGCAAATAATATCATTAACTTCGGTACACTTGGAACACCATGGGGTGGCGCAAAAACCAATACTGGTGGATACATTAATACGTTTGACTCATATGGTCGACCACTTAATGACGTTATTGATCTACGTACTCCACAAGTTAAGGCTGCCCAAGATGCTGCGACCTCTAAAGTGTATAGCAATCTTGGTAATGCCATCATCAACGGTACATTCGAATTCCCAACAGTTAAGTCCCCTACATTAGTTACAAGCCAGGGAAACCAGAACCTAAACAATCAGGCTCTGGAGGGATTGCATTCTGCTTCAACGGCAGCAGCAATCGTTGCACCAACAAATACGTCCAAGATCAACATTGGGGGTAGGTAATGCCATTAATTTTTTCTAAGGGTACGCAGACCACGACTAGTGGTGCTGATCAGATTCCAGTTAATGACAATGCTGGTGGTGGTCAGGCTTATTCAAGCCTTGGAAAAATTAATATTGATCTTACCCAGCCTCAGAACTCAGTTGCTAACACTGCTACTGGATTTGCTGAGGGTCTTCAGGCTGTTGGCAAAGGTATTGTTAATGTTGCAGAAAACCTTCCAATCGTTGGTCTTGCAGCCAAGCCAATTATTGGAGCCATCGGAGCAGTTGCGGATGCAACCGTCGGCAACGTTGTCAACGCTGTTGCCCAAAGCCCAGTCGGTAAAGGAATCAATGACGTTGCTGGTGCTGCTGCTGGTATTGCTTTTGCACCAATTGATCTTGGTCTAAAAGCACTCACTGCTCCAGTAAACTATATTGGTCAGAGGGTTGCTGCTGCACGACTTCAAAATACTATCGAGCGAAAGAACGACGCTGTCTCCTTTATTTTTGGTAATGCCCCTTTAAGTGCTGCAAACATGGTGAAAGACGGAAAGACCATTGATCAGGTTGCAGAATCAATGGCGACACAGTTTGGAACTGGCGCAGAAGAAATGGGTGCATTTAGCAGCAATGGCTTTGCTAACCTTATTTTTAATATTGCACTAGACCCAGTTACCTGGTTTGGTGGAGAATTGCTAAAGCCTATCGAAATTGGTGCAGAGGCTGCAAAACTTTCAGAGGTTGCCACTGAGGTATACCGAACATCTGCAAAGGCTGCTCTTGCCGATGCTGCTCGCTATAAGGACTTGGCAAAGGTTGCCGCTGGATCCGCTGCGAAGAAGGAACTCAAGGACCTTGCTGAGAAGCGCGTTGCTGAGGCTGCCGTCCAGACTCGCAATGCTGACTTCGTTGAGAAATGGGCTTGGGCTGGTGAAGTCTACAAGAACTCTTTCGGTAAAGTTAAGAATCCTTTAACAAAACTACTTGGTGCACCAATTGGTAAGGTCCTTGCCAACCGATTCTTTGAGGTTGCTTCGAGCGCCAAGGTTGGAGAGCACCTTGATGTCATTAGCAAGGTTCTCGGTAAGGACGCAGTAGACGCCGCCGTTGGGAATGCCGCACTAACACTATCAAACGCTACCAAGGCTGCCACCGCAGATATTGCAGTAAACTCACGTCGAGCAATCTTTGATAAGACTGGTGAGACAGTTGCAGCCACAGTTCATGCGGCAATCACTTCTGGGACAACTGGTCGCGCACTTGAGGACCTTATTGTTGGAGATAGCGGAGTAACTCTTAAGGAACTTCTCAAGTCTGGTGGCATTGCAGAGAACGATGTAACAAAAGTATTGAAGTCTTTCGAGAGCGGCTACAACAAGGATCTTCGCCCGTTTTTTGAGCACAGCGACGTAAAGAAGTCCATGCAGTTTATTGGTGATGCTTTTGCCAAGGCTGATGTTCGTGCAAACCCAGACTTCTACCTACAGGTTGGAGACTTCCTTGGAAAGTCAAACATCAAACTTGGCGTTGATGCCGCCGTCAACTTGCTGAATACCGCCAAGATGGATCTCATCCGCTTTGCCGAAGATCCAGCAATTGGCGTTCAGTATCTTTCTCGCCTACTTCAGCACGGATATGAATTGGCAGCAGATCAGGCTGATCTGATTGCCCAAACAACGTTCGATGGGGCAAAGGGTGACGTTCGTGGTCTAATCGACGTGCTTGAGTTCCAGCGTTCTGCTTCATTTGGAAAGTCAATGCGAACCATTGCTGACATTAAGAATGGTTTCCCAATGACATTTGCAGAGGTTCCAGAGACCATTGCCAGAAGGGCTGCAATTGCTTCTTCATTCTTTGGATCACTTCCGAAGAAAGAGGCTCAGGCTCTTGCCACTACGTTCGACTCCATCGCTGCTGCAACGGCTCATCGACTTGGTCAAACTGTAGAACAGTATTACGAAAAGCACGTGTTTGGTCTCTACGGAAATGCAGAGGACAAGGCAGTTCAACTTGCTGATGAGTTGTTCAAAACAACTGGGGCAGCAAAGGCAGCATTCGAAAACATCAATGCAGAACAGGTACTCGAAAAGGCTCAGAGCATCCAGCCAACCGAACGCATGAAGGCTGCTGGTCTTGGCGGTCAATTGCCAGTTCAGGTTGTTGACTTTGGTGGAGATCTTCCATTTGCCCTGCCAGGAGGTCTTGCTGCCCTCGAGGATCCAGCGCCATTTAACTTCATCGATGAGGCTATTATCGAGGCTCAGGCTACTAACAAGATTCCTATGGATGTTCGCGTGAAGATCTATAAGAAAATCTGGGCGAATAAGGCTATCAATATGCAGGATCCAATTGCTGTTGCTAACAGAGTGATGTTTGCGACTCTTTCTGGCAATGCTGGTCTTCTTCCAAATGCTGGTGTCTATGCACTTCTGCGAGTTCGAACCCCTGAAGAACTTGCTCAGTTTGCTGCTAAGTGGGGAGATCTTGCCCGATCAGATATTAAGGCAAATGAACTTGGACTACAGTACAAGAAGGAGTTCTTCGGTGAGGGACCAAAGAACTTCTCAACCTCACAGGCTGGAGTTACTGCCGAAGTTGCTCAGTCAGAAAATAACATTGGCTACGCAATTAGGACGCTTGTATTCGCCCATGACAATCCAAAGTGGTTTACCCTTCAGCCTGGCGAAACCATGGAGAAGTTTGCTGATCGACTAACTGGCATCACTGGTGTCGGTCAGAAGGTTGGAACATTTGCAGCAGAGTTGATGAATCCAGGTCAGTTGAGCCGTGGTGCCTATGACCTTCACATGAGCGATGCTGTCGTGAAGTTTGCTCGAGAGAACAATCTTCTTGATCAACTTATTAAGGATCTTGAATTAACTCCTGGTGGCAAAGAGTTTGCAAAGCAGATTCAAACAAAGGGAGTATCTGCTCCAGCATACGAGAGCAAGAAACTTGTTGGTGGATGGAAGGAAAATGTTGCCTCTGATGTAGCGGCAATGATCGATCAACTTCCAGACTGGATTGCTGGAAAAGATAAGAATGCTAAGATTTTTGAGGGCAGTGCTGGAGAAGTGATTGCCAAATGGATTGACAGGATTGCCGCATCATACGATGCTGAGGCAATTGCAAAGGGCTTGCCAAATCCAGGAGTAAGCGAACTTACTGGGGCACAGAAGCAGTGGTTCATCTGGGACCTTCAGCGTGGCAATATCTCACCACATAGTTTTGTAAACACTGGTGTTGAGCAGATGGCTAAGGCTGAGCCTTCTCAAATCGGCGATGCCATGGCTGCAATTAAGCAAGCAAGTTCTGGAAAGACGTTCGCTGGAGTTGATCCAAACATTATTGCTGAGTTCTATGCCAAGACTGGGGATAAGGTACTTGGCGTAACTCAATTTGACAAGACTGGTCGAGCAACGATTAAATTGTTTGAGGGGGCGGACGTCACAACCGCAATCCACGAAATTGGTCATTTTGCTCGTCGACAACTGGATCAAGAGAATCATGCGCTTCTGGAGTCAGCCTATGGAATTACTGGTCCATGGACAAAGGTTGATGAAGAGCGTTTTGCTAATGACTTTGTTCTTTACCTTCGAAGCGGAAAGGCTCCAGTCAAGGAGTTGAACGATACGTTCTCGAAGATTCGCGAGTTCATCGCTAACGTTTGGGACTCAGTCAAGTCAAGTTCTGATGTCAACGTTAAGCCAGAAGTTCGCAAGGTATTTGACAGCCTTTTTGTTACTAACGGTCCATCACTGACTCAGCCAACGGCAGACCTCTGGTCGCGAGTTACCCTCCTTAGCGACCGTCACCTTACCCAGGGTGTTCGAGATTCCATCTTGAATGAGGTGGACAATCTTCTTGGTAACGGCGATGGAAGCATTAAGATTACCGATCCAGCCCAGTCTGTTGTTGAGTCAGATGCTGTTATTGATGCTGCCCCAATCGCCGCCAATGACGGTAAGACATTCAATCCAGTACGCGGGACAGAACGAGTACCTGGAGATGGTCCTGGATTTGCTGTTGCCCTTAAATCAACAGCCCCGATTGTTGGTCAGGAACGACTTGCCCTTCTTGCAAGCCCACAGAAGCAGAAGGAATTCCTCAATCTCTTTATCCGCAAGAACTACGAGATCCTTAAGCGTGCCAATATGAACATTGGTATCTATGACAATGGTAAAGAACTATGGATTGAATTGTCCAAGATGCATCAGGTTGCCCAAGATGCAATCGATGCTGGCATCAAGAACGGCGAAGAGTCGTTGTTCTCATTCCACCCAGATGCCACTGACGTCATCTATCTTGACACCGAGAAGGGTCGAGCAGCAGCCGCTGCCGCAGGCAAGAAGGTTGTTCAAAAGGCAGAAGACATCCCAAATCTAGAGAACATTGTTCGACCTACCTTGACTGAGGCTGAGAAGAACTCCAAGGTTAAGAGCATCGCCGATATGCTTGTTCAGAAGTATGACGATATTGCTCGTATTTACTATAATAAGGGTGCAGATCCTATGGAGATCATTCAGTTCCTCCAGGATCACCCAGAGATCATTACTCGAGAACTTAGCACAATTGAACGTAAGTTCCTGCCAGAGGCATTTAAGAATGCTGAGGAGCAGTTGAACCTTGCTGGTTATCGATATGGTATCGCACCAAAGAATGGCATCATCGAGCGTACGGCTACGGTAACAGATAGTTTTGGTCGCAGCCGACAGGCACAGATTGTGTCACCGTACACGGATCTTCTGGACACGACTGCTATTAATAAGTTTGACGCCGCACTTCCAAGCAAGAATCTTCGACCAACTACGCTCGATAAGATTGTAGACAAGTTGACTCGAACTTACGGAAGCGACGTCACTCGAAACAACTATATCCAACGACTCACTGCTGACCTGATGAGCAAGGCTCCACTCAGCCAGCGAGATGTCATGACAATTGTCAACCGAGTTGGCAATCTTGCATCAACCAAGGAGACTACGGTTAAGGGTCTTTGGTTTGAGAAGGACCAGATCGAAAAAATTTTTGTCGACGTTATGGGTGAGAAAAACTATATTGCGTACGCCGATAAGAATGATCCACTCCGAGATATTGTCAATGCTGCTGCTGGAGACTATGGCATTGTCGGTCTTGCTCCTGGGTTCAGTGGTCGAGTAAAGGCTTGGAAGCCAATCATGGGCGTAATTACCGACCGAGCCTACCCAGTCGCACGCTTCGGTAAACTTAACCCAATTTTCTACAATCTCCTTGAGCCAATCGAAACTAAAATGAGCAAGTTTGTCTTTGATATTCGTTCAGAAGTTGCCAATGAAACGCTTCAGGATCGCGAATCGGCAGTTCTTCAGCGTATGTTTATTGACCAGCGTTCAGCCAACCGAGAGTTGAGCGAAGGGTTATTCCGAGATCAAGAGGCAAATATCAAGGCAACAATTACGGCAGTTAATGAATCGCCTGGTCTTAAGAATGACATTGCTCGAAAGATTCAACAGATTGGTTTAATTAAAGATCTCAAGTTTGCAATTCTTGATCCACTTAAATATAAGTTAACTGCTCGAGACTTTACGGCAAGCACCTTGGCTATTCGAGAGTTTGATCAGCGAATGGCTGAGTATGCACCAGAGGCTTGGGCACAACTCAAGGCATGGGGTCTTGGAGATGCTCGAACCGTGGTCAATCGAATGCTCGAAGACTACATGATTCAGTCGAACCCAGAGGCGATGGCTCGTGCCCTTAAGGATGGTTTACCAGAGTCGGTTGGTCTTTGGACCCAGGCTCTTACCCAGACTGGTCTTGAAGCCAGCAAGGCTCAAGAGGTCGCCGCTGCTGCTTACGGAATCTTCCAGGACTCAATGATTCGGGCGACTAAGACCGCAGACCGCTACCAATACTTCTCGCAAGAGCGAACCTGGTTTGAGCGAAGCATCAATCACCCATTCCTTGGTATCTATCCTTACTCGTACATGACACAGAAGGCGATCCCAATGATGTTGACCTTGATGTTCAAGCCACGTATTGCTGGTCGAATTCGACCTGGTCTTGGCATCGTGAACTACCTTCGACTGAAGGAATATCTTGCCAATGATTTGGCAACTAACAATGACTTCTGGTCTGGTCTAGCAAAAGATCGAACGCTATGGTATGCTGTTAACATCATGCTGCCAGCAACCCCAGAGAACATGGGGTTTTCAGCGCCTTCCTTCTTCCGCAAGGGATTCCTACAGCCAGCCGCCCAGGGAACCCCAATGGACCTCAATCAATTATCCAAGATCCCAACCTATGTTGGCGATTCAATTATGCGCGGAACAGTCATTGGTCAGGGCGCATCCCTAATCCAGGCTGCAAGCGGTGTCGGCAACTCGTTTGACACGCAAATTCAACAGAGTGCCGATGGCATTCAGACCGAGATTAATCGGTTCTTCCTCCCATAAATATAAACCCAGAAGTTCTGGGTAGTAGTTAGAAAAAGGAGAAATGCTGTGGCTGATGAAGTCGTAAACAGCGCCGAGACACAGTCGCTCGATACAACCGCTGAGGTTGCTGGAGCCACTGAGAACGAGGCGGATGTTACCACTTGGAAGAAGCGACTAGCAGGCAAGGATCAGGCGCTCACCGCTACGAAGAAGGAACTCGATGAGATCCGAGCACGTGCGGATGAACTTTCTAAGTGGAAGGCTGAGCAGGAGCAGGCATCGATGACAGAGGTGGAGAAGGCGCAAGCCAAGATCCGCGATCTCGAAGCGAAGGCTGCGGCTGCTGAGACTGCTGCAAAGGAAGAGCGCCTAGCGCGGGAATATCCGCTCGCTTATCAATTCCTTAAGGACACAGGCGGTCTCGACGAGATCTCCCGCGCTGCTGCGCTCGAGAACTTTGTTCGTAATGCTGCCTCTGTTACTACGGAAAACGAGCCGAATCCAGCGCCAGTGGATCTAAACAATGCACGACGGGCAACCGCCGCGCCAGATATTAAGCCCACGTCTTCCAGTATCTCAGAAAAACTGAAGGCGTTGGGGAATCCATTCGCTGATTAAGAAGGAGTAGCACAATGGCTACCACGCTTACCAGTACGACGAACTTTTCCGATCTCGTCACGCAGTTGGTTTCTGCTCGTGCCGAAGAGGAACTGCGCGCTCGTGCAGTCCATGCGATGCCAGGGATGTATGTCCCAGCACGCTTTATCAAGGGTACTAACACCCTTCGTTACGCTCGTTACGCTGACCTTGCGGTCAACGTCACGCCGCTGACGGAAGGCGCACCACCAGTGGATCAGGCTCTGACGATTTCGTCCGAGTTCTTCACGGCTGTGCAGTACGGTCAGACCGTCGCAATTTCGGATCTCGCGAACATCGATTCGCCACATGATCTGATCTCGATTGCCGCTGAGCGAGTTGCCTATCAGGCGACCCGTTCGATGGACAACATCGTTCGCGACAACATTCACAGCACGGCTTTGACGTCGGCTGTCTGGGGCGCAACCGCTTCGGGCACGCTTACCCAGAACGCTGCAAACAGCGCAGTCGCTGCTGCTGGTATCTTCAATGGTACGTTCGTAAAGCAGACCGTTGCTCGCCTCAAGGGTGCCAACGTTCCAGCCTTTGCTGACGGTTACTATCGCTGCATTATCCATCCTTCACAGGAGTACGACTTGATCTCCGATACGGCTGTCAACGGCTGGATCGAGGCTCGCAAGTACGTGGACAACACCAACCTGCTTACGGGCGAGATTGGTCAGTTCGCTGGTGTTCGCTTCATCGTGTCTTCGGACGCCAAGGTCTATACGACCGCTGGCGCTTCGTCAGGCAACGTGTATGCCGCGACGTTCCTTGGTCCTGACGCCTACGCAATTGGCGACAGCCAGACCCTCCAGTCGTACTTCGTTGCGCCTGGTGGAGACCACACCGACCCACTCGCTCAGAAGGCGTTGGTCGGTTACAAGATGCGCTTCGGCTCCCTCCTCCTTGACGAGGCAGGCGCTCGCTATCGCATCGTGAAGACCCAGGCTACGGTTTCGGTCTAATCGACTAGGGCGTCGATTATCCTCCCCCCGCCATCATACGGGGGGAGGAAGCCCTGCTAGAATCAACGTAGAGGCACGCCAGACGAGCAAGGAGCCTCGAAAAGGTCAGGGTGGTACCTAAATACCCCCAAGGGGTCGATATGCTGAATGTACTTGTTTGGGGACACGTCGAAGACGGTCCATGTGCCTACTTCCGTGGGCACCAGTTCACTGAAGAACTCAAAAAGCACGGCGTAAACTACAAGGGATTGAACCGCGTAGACTTCAAGGTCAAGCCTGGCGGCGAGAAGATGATGATGCCAGAGGCGTTCAACAAGGGTCTCATTGACTTCGACACTACGGACGTAGACTGGGCAGACGTCATTGTGTTCCGCAGGTACTACAACACCACACTATCCTGTGCCCAAGAAGAGCGTTGCCCCTTCATTACGTTCTCCTACGAAGAGGCAATGAAGCATGAGCACGGCTGGAAAGAGCGAGACCTCATCACCCGTCTCCTCTGGAACACCTTTGAGTTTGCCAACCACGGCAAGGCTTTAGTCTACGAAACAGACGATGACCATTTTACGATTGCCCCTTGGAACGGTTACTCAAAAGACGCAATTGCCGAACTGCCAATGATCGAGGCAATGGCAAAGCGTGCCGACCTAGTCACCACCTCAACTCAGGTCATCGCTAACAGGTACTCACGGTTTAACGACAATGTCCGAGTTATCCGCAATGCGGTTGACCCAGAACTATACAAGACGGACACCACTAGACCAGATACCAACACTCGGATGGTCTATTACGGAAGTACCGCACGTATGCGTGACTACGCTGGCTACCCAGATAGCAGGCGCAAACTTCAGGGAGGGTACGCAGCAAAGGCAATTGCTGACTTCCCCAAGGAGATTCGAAAGATCTTTATTGGGGTAAACCCAGGAACTGCCGAGCAAGTCATGCCGTACTTTGATGAGGGCGTGGAGTATATCGAAGGTATCCAGAAGTTTTGCAAGACGCTTGCCGATACCCACCCAGATTTTGGTCTTGCTCCCCTCATGGGTGATGACTTTGACCGAGCCAAGTCGGAACTCCACTGGCTTGAATACTCCATGGTTGGAGCAGCATTCATCGGTGAACGAATGCGCGGAGCAGATTCCCCTTACGGAGTTGTCCGAGATGGAGTTGATGGGCTGCTTGCCCGTGGTCGACAAGAGTGGCATGACGCAGTAAAGAAGTTAGTTCGGAACCCAGGGTTGCGCGAAGAGTTGGCTCACAACGCTCGCGAGCGGGTCCTGAAGGAATACCACTATAAGGATCGAGCAAAGGAATGGGCTGACGCCTTTAAATGGGCAGCCGAGAATAAGGGTAAAGGAGCCAGAGTAGCCTCATGAGTGTGACATTTTCTAGCCTGTTGTCGTCGCTTCGACTGACCCTGCGCGACTCAGCCGTACTTACTTGGTCAGATGCGCAGTTGGGCGAGTTGGCTAACCGTGGTATTGAGACTGTCGGTACGGTCTATCCACAGGAAGTAATTGACTCCGTTGCCTACACCCAAGGAGCGATTGGTCTTTCGTTCCCCATCACTTTGACAAACGTCAACTGGGTAAGCCGAGTTGACATCTATGACACAAGCGGGAAGTATCGCGAGACGGTTCGACCCTCGTCTGGCGATGGTCCCGATTCGGGGTGGGAGTTGCATGGTTCTACCTTGTACCTTCCACCCCGCTATGCCCTTAGTTCTTCAGTTGGCACTGCGAAGGTCGTTGGCTACGGCGACTGGGCACAGATTTCTGCAACCTTCGATAGCACTGGAACAGCCATTAGCCCAAGCACGGTAACTGTTGCCCTCGATAACACTGCGCTCAATGCCGTCAAGATCTACGTAGAGGCTGAGTGCCTCACGATGTTGATGTATGACCGTGCCCAGTATCAGCAGTGGCAGGTTGCCCACGGTGCATCAGATATCTCTGCCCTTGGCATGAGCAATATTGCAATGGCTGCACAGCAGCGATGGCGCCAGGAAAAGAGCAGGATTCGTCGACTTCGAAAGTGGGGCTGATCCATGGACTTTAACCAAGCGATTAAGATCTCTACTGGTTCTGCTTCCTCGGCGTTCCTTAACCTGAATAGCATTACCTCAAGCCCACCTGCCAACAAGGCATTCAATGGGTATGTAACGGAGAACGTCTCGTTTGCCAACGCTCGTGTCGGTGGGTTTATTGACCCACTGGCGCAGCGTGATGGCGCTGAGGCTGACATTGCCTTGATGGGCGTCCGATCTATCCAGTTGCTTGTCCAGGTATATGGCTCTTCCTCTGGCGCGTTCTACGATAATATCAATACAATCAACGGTGCGCTTCAACCGTACCCAGCGTTTGCCTCTTCTACCGATGGCTTCAGGGCGCTAGACTTTTACGAGCCAACCATCTCTTACTCAACCTATACAGCGACTGGCATCCCTGTTCGACTTATGGTTCGACCGACCGCCCTACCAGTCTACAACATCAACAACAATATGCTTACCCCGCGATCCATCACCAATGGTTTGGACCGTGGTCTAGTTGCTCGGTTTTCGGTTAACCTGATTGCCAAAGACCCACGCAAGATTTCCCAGAGCGCAGTCAGCGTCTCATTCTCCAGCGCAAGTGCGACCAAGGCTATCCTCAATAACGGCAACTACAACGCCTACCCATCGTTCACGTTGACCAGTACTTCCGCACAGACTGTAAAAATCACTGGATCTGGGTTTACTACTGGCATTGCCCTCACGGCAAACAGCGCCACTGTAGTTGATTCTACCCTTCGAACCGTTACGGTTGGCGGAACAATGAACATGGCAGCAGTAACTAGCGTAACAACTTCGTTCCCAGTATTCCCATCTGGAACTAACAACGTTACCATATCCCCTGGAACCTGGACTGGTCTAACGGTAAGTTGTTCTTACAATGAGGCGTGGATATGAGCGATCAGCCAAAATTTCGACTAATCCTCTGGAGCATCTCCTCAACTGGCTGGAGGGGAACCCAAAAGGCTGTTGTCTACAATGCTAAGAACCTTGGCGTTGAGGAGCATGCTAATGATGTCGGTTCTGCATTCTGGACACTAGACAACGACCACCCACAGATCTCAGAGTTTGTTCCGCTTGCTCGGCACTACGAGATTAGCAGGTGGTCTGCTCCTAGAAACCGCTGGGAGTTTGTTGGCGCTGGAATGCTCAACGATTATAATGTTACTGAGTACCAAACGACATTCCAGGGTATGGATTACAAGGCTGTATTGAATCAGACCTTTACTCCGCTTAGCGGAATGACTACTGCAAATGCAGGTGTTACCACTACCGTAACTCCGTCAACTACCGCTAGTACTTTTTCGTCAAATAGTGTTTTTGCTTTAAACGTAAGCACTGCCACAACAGCAGTACGATATTTGAATAGTTCCTCTATTGACGTGGATGGTCCTTACGCTTATGCGTCACCTGGAAAATTAAGAAAACTTACTCTTGATCAATTCAATAACCTCCAACCTGGAACTGGCTATTACATTAATGATGCTGGCGGAAATTTTAGCGGTCCAACATATTATGAAACCCCTAAAATTGAATTGAACTGGGACGGAGTTTGGAAGAGCAGCACTACCAGCGGGTTTCCTGTTCCAGTCCCAATGCTATTTTTGGTTCTTTGTAGTCCACCAGCCTTAAAAGATTATGGAACATTACCAATCAATCCACAAACTATTCTTACCGAAGACCAAGATGTAATGAATGGTCCGACAACTATTTACAATGGCGCAAGATGGACATACCAACTTAATCTATTTCCCCAAGAATTAAAAACTCTTGTAGAAAAAGAGGAAGGGGTTGGTTCTTTTACTGGGAAAGATTACGTTGACGGCTTGGTTGACTACGGAAATAACGAGACTGATATTGCCTGCCTGAGACCAGGGGTATCATACTCTTTTCAAGTTTATGCGGCAATTTATAGGGCGTCTGGAAATGGCATTTGGTATCGTACCCCAAAGGGTGTAGTAAGCGGATCTACAAATACGGCAGCAACGACTTTTGGCGAGCCAGCAAATGTTACCCTTGGTCAATCCGACGAAGATGTTGCCGCCACCATCAAAAGATCTTTTAACAACGCGGCGTTAGTTGACCCTTATTCAAGGGTTAGATATGCGTCGTTGTCAATTTCTGGAAGTACAGCAACAACGATAAAAACATATTCTAATGGCGAACCAATGATGCAGTTTATTGCTAGTGTTTGCGATATTGAGATGGGGGCAAAAACTGACGGATCAAAGGTAGTATTTGGTATTGACAAACCAACAAATGGTGGAACTTACACTGGAAATTTTAAATTAAATACAAGTGTTTCAAGTGCAGCAACCACCGCGTTTGCACTTCGATACCCAGAAAGCGTTAAGTCATTTTCATTCACCCCTGGATATAGCAGGGTTCGAAATGATATTACCCTAATCCCAACAACATTGTATCTTTCTGGCTCAAGCGGTCAGAACGTTGGCGGAACTAGTCTTATTGGGGCAACTGCGAGCGACAGCGCAAGCATTGCATCAAATGGTCGCATCCCGCTAATTATTACTCGTGCTGGATTGGTAGATGAGAAGGCTGCCCAGAACGAAGCCAATAGGTTACTTGCTACCTACAAGCCAGCCAATACCAAGCAGGCAAACATTAGGGTAACGCTCAATGGCGTAGACTTGTGGAATGGCTGGGACCTTGGCGACTCAGTTCGCTTAACAATCAACCGTGGTCTTGCCGTTGTCAATGAAGCATTCGTCATCACTGGAGTCCGTTGGTTTGGAGAGATGGATGGTCACGAGCGAGTCGAACTTGACCTTGTCCAGGGTACTGCATTTGCCGCCGCCTATGCTAACCCAGCACCTCCGCCAGCCACCCCAGAAGCAGCCTCAATCTATGTACCACCCCAGTCAGCCATTCCAGTGGCTCAAGGGTTCCACAATGAAGAGCAAGGAGTTAAGAAGTTCTCATGACGCAGTCGCAGTTCCAGGCGTTATTGACGGCTATCGATGACGTCCGCAAAGAGGTTTCATCGCGCCTCGACGCCATCGAGCACCGTCTCCGCGCTGTTGAAGTAGACCAGGCTAAGGCTTCTGCAATCCGTGCAGTCAGCAGGGAAGCGGGAATAGATGTAAAATGGAAGGTGGGAATTGCTGTGTCCGCTGTGGGCGCAATCGCTTCCCTGATCGTGGGATTGTTACAGATCCCGTAGGAGAGACACATGAGTCTTGAGCACGAAATCCACGAGTTGCGTTCCAATGGACTTTCTTTCGCACAGATCGGTGCAAGGATTGGGTTGACCAAGGATCAAACGCAGAAGCGATACCAAAAGTTTCTTCTGGCAAATCCCCTCCCCCATACCCCCACCCCAGAGGGGGACGGGTTATTCAGCGGGGGATCTATTAAGAGAGTTACCCCCCCGACCCCCCCAGTGGACGAGCAGTATATCAAATCAGTTGACATTGTCAACATCGACTACATCCCTGCACTGGGGGCACGTTCAGAAGGGATTAATGAATTAGTAATTGCAGCGGGGGACTTCCAGTTCCCCTTTGAGGACCCAGAGGTCTACGCCTCTTTCCTCACTTTCCTTGCATTTGAGAAGCCAGACCGCATCGTTTTGACTGGTGACATCCTTGACCTGACTGCTGTCTCGGCATACGACAAGGACCCACGCCTGGGAATGCCAGTCCAGGAAGAGTTGGCGCACGCACACCGACGGCTTGCGGAGATCCGCGCAGCCGCTGGTCCTGAGTGCAAGATCTTCTTCCTCTACGGAAACCACGAGGCACGCCTTAGTAAGTGGCTTGCCAAGAAGGCGCCAGAACTCGTCGGCATGACTGATGCCGAAGGTCGCGAGATCCTTTCGCTCGCAAACCTCCTGCGCCTTGATGCGCTGGAGATCACTCCATGTCTCTCGGAGGGACTAGCGTATGCAGGACCAGAACATTTCCGTTCGTACTACCAAATTGCGCCCGACCTTATCGCAACGCATGGCACGTATTCTCGCAGTACTGGCGGCGGTGCGAGCATCATTCCAATCGTCGACTCCATCGGGGTCAGCGTCGTGGGTGGACACGACCATTCGCAGGGGGTCGCTTTCCGAACGGTCGGCGGCTTCGCTGGCATTGAGGAAAAGCGCACGGCTGCCATCTCGACGGGGATGATGTGCCGACGTACGGAGTTGGGCTATCTTGCCCAGCACCAGGTCAACCGCTGGTCGGCAGGATTTGCCGTCATTGAACTTTGGGGTGATGAGGCTGCCCAGTGGCAGTCAGACTTTGCCTCCTGGAACGGATCAGAACTTGTATGGCGTGGACGAAGATATGCACCGAAAAGTGTGGTAAAGTAGTTTAAACCAAAATAAGGGGGTCGATATGTTAGGGGTCGTAGGAACAGGGCAGGTAGCCCAACACGTTATCGCGCACCTTAAGGATCATGGGATTCTTCATAATGTCTTTACGCGCTCGCCTATCTCCGAGGATAGTGTGGGCGCTTCTGTTTTCTATACGCATGAGAATCTTCCCGACCTACTCAAGGAACACAAGATCACAGCGGTGATCAATTGTTCCGCCTTGCGAGACATCCAGCGTTGTGAAGGTGAGCCGCGCCAGGCATGGGGAGCCAACGTCGGTCTCCCTTCCATCATTGGTGACCAGGTCAAGCAGGTGTATCTCAGTACGGATTACGTCTTTGATCGCAACCTACAGAACCGAGTGCTCGACGAGACTGCCGTCTCGGAGGGTGCTCTTACTGTTTATGGCGCAACAAAACTTCAGGGGGAAGACGCAACGCTTTCGCGAGACGGGATCGTTGCTAGGATCAGTAGCCCATGGGGACTCTATCCTTCCCCCCTGAAGGCGCACTTTGTGGACTTTGCTTCCATGAACACACATGATCTTGACTTGCCAACTGACCAGTGGTTTAGCCCAACATACTTGCCAGACATCGCTGGCACGTTGGTCGAGTTGGCTACTGGTCCGCAGCACTATGGGACCTATCACTTGGTCAATACGGGAAAGACTAACTGGCAATCGTTTGCCATGTTGGCGCGACAATTGAATCACAATAAAAAGAAGACAACTGGTTCCGAAAGAAACGACAAGACGCGACCAACGAATGGTGCGCTAATCAATACTCGCCTGCCAAAGTTCCGTCACTGGATTACAGCGATGGAAGAATACTTCAAGGGAAAACTAGCAGAGGAAGGATACACACGATGAAAGCACTAGTAGTCGGTCACCGTGGCTACCTTGGTCCCCTGGTGGTCAAGCACTTGAAGCGCGGCGGTGCTATCGTCCACGGCTATGACGAGGACTGGTACAGCGACAGCGTCAACGGTCTGAAGGGCGAACATATTCCAGACAGCGAACGCAACGGTGCTAACGCACGTCTCTTTGACATGGACCCACTTGGTTCCTACGACGTCATCGTTTGGCTGGCTGCTGTAAGCAACGATCACATGGGCGACATTGACGTTTTTGATACCAATTGGTCGAACACAGATCAACCAATCCTTCAGGCAAAGCGATTCTGGCACGAAAACCCAGCGGGAAAGTTTATCTATATTTCGTCGGCTTCAGTCTACGGTGCGGGTGAGAAAACGCCATCGACAGAACACTCCCCAGAGAATCCGCTCTCTGCCTACGGTCGAAGCAAATTGGCAACAGACACTTGGCTACGAAACCAGCATGGTCACCAGTGGGTCTCGCTCCGACTTGGCACCCTGTGGGGCGCTTCGCCAAATATGCGCCGCGACCTTGTGGTCAATGCGTTTGTCTGGGAAACAATCCACAAGGGATTGATTAGCCCACAGTCTGATGCTCGACGCCCCATCCTGCACGTGGATGACGCCGCCCTGGCAATCAGCCTGTCCGCGTTCAGCCCCTCGGTTAACGGCATCATCAACGTGTGCTCGGAGAACATCACGGTCTACGATCTCGCCAAGCGGATTGGTGAATCGCTTGGTGCCCGTGTCACGTACGGAGAGGGCGACTCAGATCGCCGAGACTATCACATGGACAACAGCAAGGCGATGTTTGCACTTGAGATCCGCGAGCAGGAGTGGAAGACCACGCATGACCCAGCATACCTCTGGGAGGTTGACAAGTGCTTGCGCAAGTATGGCGACTTCCTGCCAACCAGAACTGAACTTTACAAACTGGGGTTAGAGTCTTGAAGTCTATGTCGGATATCCTTGATGGGCACATCCAACGCAAGGCGCTCGTTGGGCGTCCCTCTGTGGGGCGTTGGCGCGGCTCCTTGCTGGGCGCCTGCATCCGACAGCAGTGGTACAGCGCAGAGAAGGTAGAGCCGAGCAACCCATTCCCTGACAGCCTGTACAGGATCTTTGAGCGGGGTCATGCTGTGGCGGAGACCTTGAGTCAGGCTGGTCGAAGCGCCCTTGCCGCAGGAGACCTTCTTGGCTTTGAGGAAGAGGTTCCTCTCGCGTTCCCAGAGTATGACTTCTCTGGTAATGCCGATGCGGTGGTCACTCACCTTGATGGCACCAAGGAGGTCTGGGAGTACAAGTCTACGACCCAGCGCGGTCTCATGTACATCAAGGGCGTGAAGCCCGAGCACGCGGTTCAGGCGTCTGTCTACGCCTATATCCTAGAGAAGCAGACAGGCATTCCTCACGAGGCGCGGGTCATCTATGCTACGGCTGAGGACTATCGCCTCCTGGAGTACAAATTGGACCGCGCATGGAGGGACCGTGCATTGAGGGTCCTCCGTGTGCTACAGTACTTTGGCAAGCGTAAGCCGCCACGCCTGCCTAGCCGACGAGGCAAGGACATAAAGGCGGAATTCCCGTGCAAGGGATGTCAGTGGTTGAAGGAGTGCAGAGGATGACAGACCAACTCAAACTCGCCGCTAAGATCGCAAAGGTCATGGAGGCAGTCGGGTACGTTGCCAAGACGGGAACAAACTCGGCACAGGGATACAAGTTCGTGCAGGCATCGGCAGTTGCCGACAAGGTGCGCGAGCAGTTGTCAAAGTTGAGCGTCTCAATGACGCCTACCAACATTGATGTGATCAGCGAAGGGCTGACGCCCAGCGGCAAGCAGGCGCTGCTTACGCTTCGCTTCACATGGACGTTGACCGATGGAGAGACTGGCGAGACCATCTCGTTCCAGTCTATTGGCACGGGCGCTGACTCAGGCGACAAGGCGGCATACAAGGCTGCCACTGGCGCCCTGAAGTACGCGCTCCTCACTGGCTTCCTGATCCCAACTGGCGATGACCCAGAGTCAGACGTCACAACGGATCGCGTCTCCAGTGCAGCCAAGGCAATCTTTGGGGATACTGAGAAGGTCGCCCCTGCACCTGCCAGTAAGCAGGACCTCAAGGAGTTTGACTTCTAATGGCAGAGATTACACGCGGACCACAGGTCTCTTACGACCTCTGGCTCTCAGACAAGAAGGAACCAAAAGAGAAGACTTTCCAGAGTGGCACGACTGCCGTGGAGTTCTTTGCCAGCCGTAGTACGGTTGAGTACCAGACCTGGCGTGCGCTCCCAAAGGAGAACAAGCCAGAGGCACCAGCCAACAAGTACGTGTACGTGACGCTCACCGTCTTTGACAAGAAGGCGCAGGAGCACCTGTACAAGATCTACTACAAGGTTTCGGAGGCTCGCTCCAAGGGTGGCAAGGATGTCCGCCCGAACCTGCATGTCACTGGTGAACTCCGCAACCAGCGCGAGTATGAGGGTAAGAACTACGAGGACGTCACGGTGCGCGACGCAAGTCCGCTCATCTGGACGCCGCTGGTCGAGGGATGATTACGACGCCAGAGCAGGCAGTACTAGCAGCCACGTGTGCTTTGGCGCGGATTTCGACATTCAAATCCGAGGGTAAGCATAGCGAAGGCTGCTCGTGGTGCGATACAGACCCTCGTGACCTCTGTCGGATGGTAGGTGTGTACGTTGCTGACGGCGTTAATGCGTCTACCATCCGACTCTACGAATCTAAGTCGGCGCACAAGACAATGGAGGCAATGTGGCTGGAGTAAAGGCTCAGGCTGGCGGTAAGAGGCTGGACCCAGTCTTTGCCCCTAGAGCCTGTGACTCCTGCAACGAGACCATCGTAAAGTTGGCTGACGCCTATCACGTGCGCGTCATTGACATGAACCGCAACCGAACCATCTGGGCATGGAAGCATAGAAAATGCATGAACCTGAACACGAGGTAAGGCGCGACGGTCGGTTCCTGGACGACAACTTGGAACTGATCCAGAAGGGTGACACCTGCTGGGCAGCCGACACCAAGATGTTTCGGGTCTGGGCATTCATCTCTCGCCGCTACCTCAATGAAGGTGTCTATCCGCCAGAGGGTTGGTTCTTCCTTCGCGAGACAATTGAGAACCGAGTCCTCAACAAGGAGTTGCTTGCTGAGGGAGCCATAGAACTAGGAGAGAAGGTAGACCTTGGCGACGGTCGCAAGGCACAGACAGCGAGGTTAGTCAGTGGGAAAGTTTAAAGACATAGCGATTGATGAGGCGAACCGTGAGCGGTCGCTGCGCGGTAAACGTAGCCGACAACGTGGGAACGCTTTTGAACGTGACGTCGCTGCAAAACTTAATGGAAAGCGAGTTGGCATGTTTGGAGGAAAGACTGATGTTGAGACCGACGCTTTTGTAATTCAGACCAAGAAAGGCAATGGCTTCTTTAGTGAGCGTGTCTGGAAGTGGCTTAAAGAACTTAGCCCAAAGGCTGATCAAATTGCCGTGGTCGTCATCTCTGACGCACCTGGCGCTGGGACAAAGTCCCGAGCAATGGCAATAGTAGATTTAGATGACCTCTCCGCATGGTGGGGCAAGGAGGACAAATGAGCGAACCACAGATCATCCAGTCGTCGGTATTCTCGGACACTCGGGGTTTCTTTTCTGAGGTTTTGAAGGATTTCCAGTTTCGTCAAATCAACATGAGCCTTTCGCATCCCAACGTTTTCCGTGGTATCCATGCTCAGCGCGGTATGGACAAGGCAATGTGGGTGGCAAATGGCGAGGCAACGATCTTTGCCGTAAACCTTGACGCTAAGTCCCTGCTCTTTGGCAAGACCGTGTCGCTTCGGATGAAGGCTGGAGACGGCAACGTCTTCTACGCCCCGTGGTGGTGGGGTCGTGGATTCCTGACCCATAGCGAAGCAACTATTGTGTACGCAACGACTGACATCTACCGACCAGAGCACGAGATTGCCATCAACTACAAGGACATTAAAGATGTGGAAACGGTAGTTGATCCGCACTACGCCATCATCAGCAACAAGGATCTTGCAGCGATTAGGCTGACTGACCCAGATACCACTCGGTTCCTTATGGACTGGAAGCGTGCTGGCGACGAGATCTTCTCGGAGCAAGAATAATGGCAGTCCCATACCGAGCAAGGAAGACTGACCCAATTCGCGCCACTCAGGTGTGGCTCCAGATCTATGCTAACGTTTTGGAATCCCTCGTCGGGACTATAGACGACGTGAAGACAGCACACGGCATTGCTGCAAGCGCGGCGAACGCGATTATCAAGGAGGTTGAACTTGGCGACCCAGCCTGACGAGCGTGAAGAGTACACTGCTCTACCAACAATTCGACAGATCTTCTCAGCCCCAGCCACAAGCACGAACGTACGGACAACCGTCCTCTTCGGTCTTGCTGCGGCACTTGGTTCGCTGGCTCCGTTCCCCTTCGGTGCGCTGTCAGCCTTCTGTGTTGCGGTTCTTGCGGCAGAACGGAAGAAGTGAAACTTGGTCTGACCTGCCCTAAGTGCGGCGGGAACATCAGACCTACACGCAAAGAGCCGATGGTGCTGAGACAGTACAGGCTCAGGGGATACGAGTGTGTGGAGTGCCGTCGCAAGATAGTGGTTGCTACCTTCATTGCCAACGGAGAGATGGCGAAGTGGCTAGGGAGGATTTATGAAGAAGACACAGAAGGACTTTAGAACCTACTTCGAGTCTCTCTATGAGGAGGCTGAGAAGATCCTCATCAGCCGACAGGCGCAGTATGGCGCCAGCAACATCGAAAGCCTTGGCATCCCTGGGGTCTTCTCTCGCCTAAACGACGACAAGATGAGCCGCATCCGCAAGGCGCTCAATGGCTCGGTGATTAAGGGTAGGGTCGTCCTCTCAGAGGAGTCGCTCGCGGAACTCCGCCACTCCTCCGTCCGCGACGCCCTCATTGATGCCGCCAACTACTGCCTGATTATGATCTCGCTGATTGACAACGAGTGGTCAGAACTAGAACTACACCAAGATGACCAGAGAGACTGGGATTGACTGGGAGTCTCTGGAGACATCGCTGAAGTCGCTCCAGAGGCACCTAGGAGCCACCGAGACCGTTGATTCAGTACAGCCTGGTGTATTGACCCTACTTAGTGATGGAGAGCGCCTTTTGGTGGCTCTAGGAGTACGATTCGCATTGGAGAACATCCGCAATGAGCGACGACGACAAGAGGATACGAGAGATCTTTAGAGCAGCAGCCGAGTCTGAGGGCGTGTCTCTGCGCCAGTGGTGCAAGGACAATGGCATCGTCTACGAGACGCTCATTGACCGTGAGATCCCTAGCGTCCAGCCACTGTCGTCTGTGCACGACCACGACGGCAAGATCTTTGGCAACTGCCCAGTCTGTTCAGGGGAATAAAAAAGCCCCTGCTGGGGGAGGTACCAGCAGGGGCTAGGGGTGGGGCGAGGCAGCCCCGAGTTAGTTCAGAACAGAATCCTTGAACGTCGTCGTTGCCTTCACGAACGTTAGATCCAGTTCACCAGTCGGACCATTGCGATGCTTGGCGAGTGACAGTTTGATCTGCTCCTCGGCGGCACCGTGCTCTTGACCGTTCTGTCGCCACAACAATAGCACAAGATCTGCATCTTGCTCAATTGCTCCAGAGTCTCGGAGGTCTGCCAATCGTGGCTGACCTCCTTCTCTGTTTTCTGAGGCTCGCGACAACTGGCTCAGTGCGACCACTGGGATGTTCAGTTCTCGTGCCATCATCTTCAGCCCTCGGCTAATGTCGCTGGTCTCAACGACTCGGTTCGCATCTTTCGTCTGGCGGGTTGGCAACATCAACTGGAGGTAGTCCACGATGATGAGGTCAAGTCCGCCCTCGGAAGCGAGGCGCCGAGCCTTGGAACGTAGGTCTACTGGCGACGCCACTGGGCTGTCGTCAATGTAGATCTTCGCCGACTCCAGTCGGTATACAGCAGCAGCGATACGGGCTAGGTCAAAGCCCTCCACCTCGCCACGTCGGATGCGGAAGATGTCCACACCAGACTCTCCAGCGAGGAGGCGGGTAATCAACTGATCCTTGCTCATCTCAAGGGAGAAGACGGCGACCCGCTTCCCTTCCTTGATGGCTGCGTGCTGCGCCATATTGAGTGCCATTGAGGTTTTGCCAACACTGGGGCGAGCCGCAAGGATCGTCAGGTCTGAGGGCTGCCAGCCACCCGTGAGGTGGTCAAGCGATGCGATCCCAGACCCGACGCCACGAGACTCACCTCGGTGTGCCCTGATCCAGTCCAGCCGTGAGATGGCTTCCCCGATGAGGGTGTCCATCCCAGAGAAGGCGGATCGTCGTGCCTCTCGTGCCACCGAGAAGATCTCTGCCTCAGCCTGCCCGAGCGCCTCGTCGGTGTCGGATGGGTTGAGGTAGGCGATCTCGGCAATCCTGCCAGCAGCCTCTAGGAGGCGCCGAAGGGTAGCCGTCTTACGGATGATGGTCGCATAGTGCTCAGAGTTTGCGGAGGTTGGAGTCCCAGCAACGAGGTCGGAGAGTGCTGCTCGCCCACCCACCTCGTTTAAAGTTCCCTGTCGCTCCAGTTCATTGGCAACCGTGAGGACGTCCACGACATCCCCACGGCTTCTGAGTTCCTTGATTGAACGCCACACCGCTCGGTGCGAGGGCTGACTAAAGTCCTCTGGCTTCAGGTCTGATGCAAGGGATAGAGATCCCTCGTCAATCAGGCACGAACCCAGTAGACCAACCTCAGCCTCCTGACTCTTTGGTGCGCTTCTCATTCTTTCTCCTCTCCTTCCAAGCCCTGTTCTTGAGGGTGTGCTTGTCATCGGTATCCGCCGCACCATAGATGGTGGGATCGTCGGCATCGGATGATAGGTTGAGGACGTCCTCTGCGGTCAGGCGCTTCCCGAACCGCCGCCTCAATTCTTTGGGATCGCATTGTAGCACTTCTAAGAGTGCTCCGCTGCGCTCGTTCTCGGATAGACGATAAAGCGGATGAGAGCGTGTGATGCACGCCCACAGACGACAGTCGTCACAGGTGATGGACATCTCCCACTCGGTATCCATAATTACCCGAAGGTTTTTATGACCGCGAGCCTGAAGAACCTCAGCCTCGTTATACCCGTCCGAACTAAACTGTGCCACCCTCTTGATGTACAGCATTTTAGCCCTGAGTGGATCTACCTCAAACTTCGGCTCGTCAACGAGTGCGTACTCTACCCTGATCATTTTCCTCCCCCTGCTGCGATGGCTATGACCAGCATCAGCAAGATGAATTTGCTAATTGCGAAGAAGGTGCTCATCGCACCACCAACCTCTTCCCAGCAAACTTGACCGCCGTGATTGCGTCGGTTGGGATGCTGCGGTACTGCTTGGACTTGGTGTCCCAAACGACGGCTAGTCCCAGCGCCTTCGGGTCGTACGCCTTGGCGCCACCCTTGAGGTACTTGGTCACGCCAGTGCGGCACGTCATCACACGGTGCTCGCCTGTCGTCCGCTTCGTGAACTCAATGGTTAAGAAGCGACCGCGTGATCCAACGAGGATCTCGGCAGCCTTCTCCTTGCTGATCTTGTCGGCGTGCTCGTCTGCCTTCGGACACGTCACTGGCGTCCCCAATGGCTCGTATGCCGATGCCTCAAACTGCTCGCCGCAGTCAATGCACTTGTACGGTGCGCTCATAGTTTCCCTGCCTCTCTGGCGTCTTCAACGCCGATATCTTCCTGAGCCGAGATGAATGCGTCTACCGCAGCATCTCGCTCGCAGTCGCCGAGGTGATAAGCACCCCAGTCACGATCTGCGTATGGCTCCCGAACCTCTAGTGGTGCCCCGCACCAGTCGCAGGTCTTCTGCTCTGTCATTACTGACCTCCTTTGCCTCTATGTGGATGACCGATGCGCTCCACTCGCACTGGAACAATACCGAGTCCCAGATTTTTTTGCAACTCCAAGAACACCAGCGGACTCATGTCAATGATGCCGCCACCAACGCAAGCACAGTAGTCCCGCACGAGGCAAGTCGTCCACTTGCCAGTCTTGGTGTTAGTGATCTTCACCCAGAAGGGCTTGTCGTAGAATCCGAATCCCTTGACAGCACAGTAGCGGTGCAGTTCACCACCCCGCCCACCATCAGCCTTGCTGAGGTAGGGGGAACAGGTGAACGGTCGTCCGCCGTAGCACACGGCTCTGGTACGTGCTCCGTACCACGTGCCGTGCCCCTCCTGCGGCGTGGGGATTAGCCACGCCGAAGAGGAGATCACGGCTGCCAGCAGCAACCCTATCATCGTGCCAACACTAGCCCGACAACGACGCCAGCGAAGAACGCTGACACCAGTGCCAAGATCCTAGAGGCAAGCAGCCAGCGTGCCTGACGTCGGCGATCTTCGTGCGCCAACTTCACGTACCGAAACAGTTCTGGACTCATTAGTTCACTCCTTCTGGGAACCGATATCCCCAACTCTCGGTGCCCTCCTCGGCGAGGAGATAGACACCACCACTCCCGTGCCCAGCAGGCTCGTCTCCGAGCACCAGCACGTTCTCGCTGTCCGACTCACCAAGAGCCAGCGCCTCTGCCGAGATGGTGGACGCCTCGTCAATGGCATCCTCCTCGGTCTCGGCAGTAACGACGAGGTTCTTGATGAGGCGTACCTCAACCTGAACCAGAAACTTCTTCACTTGACCTCCTTCACAATCTTCTTCTCCAGCAGTTCACCGATCAGGTCGGTGGTCTTCTGGTTGGCTCCCATGACCACCACCTCAAAGCCCAGCGACGGGATGTTGAGGGTACGGACACCTGCGCCCGAGATGCCACGGACTGGCTTCATGTTCTTGAGTTCTTCTGCCGTCATGTAGCCGTCAGTTTCCTTTGCCATTTTCTGCCTCCAATTCTAGTGCCCGTACGATGGCGGACTTCGCCGACG